AAGTTGATAATGGTTAACGGAGTCTTATTTAGATTGAATCTAATTAGTGACTTTGACAGCAACGTTACAGATAGCACTAAGATTGAGCTAGTTAAGATAATAGAAGCAAGCGCTACGGCTGGCGGTGGTTTATCAACTTATGAGGAAATGACATACGCTAAGTCATCAATGTTAACTTCACCAACGGGTGTTGGAATAGACACAGACGTTATTAGCGGTGGTTACAACGATACATTACAATATTCACAAATACAATATACAACAACAAATGGATAGTTTCAGCAGAATAGTAATTAAACAAGGGGCTGGAGTGCCAACAGTCCCAGCAAGTGCAGACCACAGAAACGGAGATTGGATAGCTACCGATATTTACGAGGGTGAATTTTATTTAGATACTAATACTGGATTGACGTATACACGCAGTTCTACTGGTATAACCTTTTCCAATGGAAAGCCGTTAACAAAAGAGTATAGAGCCTTAATATCACAAACTGGGACTAGTGCGCCATCTCTTATAGAATTTGAAAATACAATCGGTGCAATTGTATGGACTAGGTTAGCTGTAGGCAAATATATGGGTACATTAGTAGGTGCTTTTACCATTAACAAAGTAGAATGTTATTGTGGAACTCCTATGGTTGATGACAGGGTTTATAACTTTTACAGAAAGTCAGCAAATGCAGTTGAATTATACACGTATGAGGCTGGTGTTTTTGCTGATGCTATTATAGATAATTTATCAATTAAAATAACTATAAACTAATGGCTGAAGAAATAGTATTTAAGACCACCGTTGACACTGGCAATAGTGTCAGTGCAATTAACAACGTAGACAAAGCGTTAAAGGAAGTAGACCAAACAGCTAAATCAACTGGCACGGATGTAAATAAAGCATTTGACGACTTAAATAAAAAGGTTGAAAGTGGAGAGTTGACTGTTCGACAATTAACTAAGGCTGTAAAGGAATACACAACTATTGCAATACAAGCTGGTGCAGATAGTCCAGTAGGTCAACAAGCTATTAAACAAGCTGGTGAGTTAAAGGATAGGCTTGGAGATTTACAGACTCAAATTAATGCGGCTGCTAATGATGGTCGTAATATGCAAACGGCTTTACAAGTTGGTCAAGGAGTTGCTGCTGGTTATGCAGTTGCTCAAGGTGCAATGGCTTTATTTGGTAGCGAATCGAAAGACCTACAAAAGACCTTAGTTAAATTGCAAGCAGTACAAGCGGTATTGGCTGGACTTGAAGAAATACGTGCAATTTTAGAGAAAGAAAGTTTAGTACGTATCAAAGCAAAATTAATATTTGATAAGATTAAAATAGCTAGTGAGTACGCTTATACAACTGCAATTGGTACAAGTACGGGAGCTTTGAAACTTGCTAGACTTGCGATGTTAGCTTTACCAATAGTTGCAATAATTGCTGGAATTGTGGCAATAGCTGGAGCTATGGGTGCTTTGAGTAGTTCAACAGAAGATGCTAGATTAAAACAAAAAGCGTTGAATGAAGAAAATCAAAAAAGTGTTGAACACATTGAAAAGATAATGACTGCTAGGCAAAAATCGATAAATCAAAACAAAGGTGAAATCGGATTTATTGAGCAGGAGTTAAAATTAATGAAAGCAAAAGGAGCAACGGCTCAATCATTAAGTGATAAAGAAAATGAACTTTATAAAGCTAAGGTTAGAAAATTAAAAGAAGAACAAGACTTGTTAGACCAAACTAATAAATATGGGAGGACTAGAGCGTGGAAATTAAAGAATGAGGCAGACCAACTAAGAAGAGATGAAGTTGTAAGGCAAGCTGAATTTAATAAAACAATCAATGAACAAAATGAGGCAAGTGCTGAAGAGGCTAAAAAGAATAAAGACAAAAGGGATGCTAAAATACTAGCAGATGCTAAATTACAAGCTGATAAACGTTTAGAACTTGCTAGAACGATTGAAGACTTAATGACTCAAAATATTGAAGATGCAGACCTTAGAAGATTAGAAGAGTTAAGAATTAGACAAAAAAGAGAACGTGAAGATTTAAAAACTAAATTTGGTGAAGATGCTAAATTGATTGAAGAGTTAAGTACTAAGCAACTAAAAGAGCAAATTGACTTAGAAGATGAAATTGCAACGGCTAAAACTGATAAGCAAAAAGAAAAGGATGCAAAGAAACTTGAATTATTAAACAAAGACGCAAAAGCAACCTTAGAAGCTAAGTTAATTAATATCCGTGAAGACTTTGAGCTAGAGCAAGAGCTTAAGTTAGAACTTGCAAAACTAGAAATGGATCAAGCCTTACAGCAAGAGGGATTGACTAATGGTGAAAAGTTAAAAATAGAGGCTGAATACCAAGCAAAGAAAGACGCTATTAAGAAAGATGGAATTGATAAAGAAAAAGCATTAAATGAAGAAGCTGTTAAGCAAGGTTACGACATTACAGAAAAGTCTTTGCAATCAATACAAAATCTAAGTGATATCTATTTTAGTTCTAAAATGGGTAAACTAGAGAAAGGAAGTAAAGAAGAAGAAAAGTACGCTCGTAAACAATTTGAGATTAATAAAGCCATGCAGATAGCAGGGGCGATTGTGGACGGTGCAAAAGCTGTAACGGCTACTATTGCAGTTGCTCCTCCGATTACTCCTATAGGTATCGCAGGATTAGCAACTGTAATAACAACATCAGTTGCTAGTATAGCAAAAATAGCGAGTACTAAATTTGGTGGCACGGGTGGCGGTGGGGTTACTGCTCCGACAGTTCCAACAAATAACGGTGGCGGTACAGACGCTAATTCAACACAAGCCAATAACATGGGGAATACTAGTCAAGTTTCAAGTGTTGGGTTAATTGACAACTCTACTGGAATAAAAGTAACGGTTGTAGATAGCGAAATTAAAGCCGTAATGGACGCATCAGCACAGGCTAATGTAGTTTCTACACTAGGAGGTTAAACTCTTATTTAGAATTAATCTAAATAAAAAGCAAATAATTGAATATTAATTTATAACTTTATATTATGTTACCAATTTACAAGCTAACAATTAACGATAATGACGACACGGGTGTTGATTACAATGCCTTTGTTGATACTCCTGCACATTTAAAGGCATTTATTGCTTTTAACGAGTCAATGCCTTACAAGTTCAAAGAAGAGCAACGTATCGTAACGGGTGTAATGATGAGCGCAAATACTTTAATTTACCGAAACTCTCCTGACATTGGAGAACACCAAGTGTTTTTTGATGCAGAAACTATTAAGCAAATTGTTTTAAAGTTCTTCAAAAATAGTTTTGGGAATAATGTAAACAAAATGCACAATGAGAATGACAAAGTAAAACAGACTACAATGTTTGAAAGTTATTTCATTGATTCTAAACGTGGAGTTACTGCACCGATTGAATTTGAGAAACAAAACCTACAAGATGGAACTTGGATAGCATCGTACAAAGTTGAAGATGATAAACTTTGGAGCGAAGTAAAAAGCGGTAAATTTCAAGGTTTTAGTGTTGAAGGAATTTTTGACAGAATACAAGTAAATTTAAAAACAAATAATAAACAAAAGATGAACAAAAAAGAAGTAAGCGGAAAGTCACTTTTTGAGCGTGTGTTTGGAAAAACCAAGTTTGAAGATGTGCCAGCTACGGAAGAGGTCGTTACATCATTTGCAGAAATTACATCACTAGACGGCACGGTGCTGACTTATGAGGGTGATTTGGCAATTGATACTCCTATTTTCGTAACTGATGAGAATGGTGAGCAGTTGCCAGCACCAAATGCAGACTATCAATGCGAAATTGATGGAGTAGTAACAGTTGTTTCTGTTAACGAAAGTGGTCTAGTTTCAAATGTTGAGGTTGTAGAGATTGAGGAAGAAATGGCGTCCGATAAAGAAGCTATTTTGACAGAGGTTTCAGAGGTTATGAAAGCAACTTTAGAGCAAACATTCAAAGCGATTGAGGAATTGAAAGCAGAGATTAAAGCTATCAAAGGAGCAAAAGAAAGTAAGTTTAACAACGAGGCAAAAGTAGGAGCAAAAACAGCAGTTAAAATGACTGCAAGTGAAATTTTAAGTTTAAATAAATAAAAAATAAAAAGATGAGTAAGATAGGTAAATTGGGCAAAGCCCTTAAAGAAAAATTTGATTACGATGTTGTAGGTTTGCCAGCATGGACAGACAATACAATGCCAGTTGTTATTACTGATTTAATTAATAACTCTGAATTTCTCAACTCTTTGACTTTAGAGTCAGACGTTAAAGGAACGAAAGAAATCGCTTTGTTAAATGCTGATGTGGCACTTCAAGCGAAAGTTGCTTGTACTCCATCTCCTGATGGTTCAGTTATTTTCACAAAAGCAGACTTAACAACAGTGCCTTTGTACATGGGTATCGAGTTCTGTAACGAAGACTTGAACGGTAAAATGACTCAAATCTTAAACAAGTTAGGGTTGAAAATGCAAGATGGTCAATTGCCAGCAGACCTTGAAACTATCTTGGGCGCTTACTTAGGTAAATTACTACAACGTAAAGCTCAATTGTTAGTTGTTTCGGGTGATACTACTTCATTAGATGCTGAACTTGTATTGATGAATGGTTTACGTCACATCCTTGTAAACAATGCAGACGTATTGACATTCGATGCTCCTGATGCTACAATGACAACTACAAATGCTTATTCTCAATTTTTAGGAGTACACGATAAAATCCCTACTGAGTTATTTGATAACGAAATGACTATCAAAATTTACACGGGACGTACTGAGGCAAGAAAATGTATAACTGCTTGGAATACTGCAAATCAATATGATAGAGTTGACGTTGTAAATACTAAGTCTAGTGTATCTTTCATATTGCCAGGTACAAACGTTGAAGTAGTTACACTTCCTGAATTAGATGGTAAATCTGAAGTTTACGCTATGCCAATGGACTTGACATTCTTAGGAGTTGATTCTATGGACGACATGAACTTTGAGGTTAAGTATGATGCTTATAATGACAAATTGAAAGCTGAAGCATCTTTCAGACTAGGTACTCAAATCGTTTGGGGTCAATACTTCGTTAGATTAGAATTGTTAAACTCTTAATAATAAATAATTATGTGTGAAATCCTAGAGGGAAAGAACGCAGTATGTGATAGCGTGGGTGGTATAAAAGCCATCTACGCTTGGAATACTGCAGACGCTACAATCACGAAAGCAAACGGTACAATTTCAGCACTTGCATTAACTGCTGAAAAATACGTACACAAGTTTTTTGTTGAGATGGAAACGTCTAAATTTACTGCTACTAAAATAGGTGACAGGCCAAGACAATCAGTTGCTTATGAAAATGTTGGAACAATGACATTATCAGGAAATACTGCAACTGATATCATTAACTTGGAAGCATTGGAAATCTCAAGAACAACTTTCGCAGTTGAATTGAATGATGGGACTTATGAGGTATTTTTTGAAACTAATGGAGCTATGGTTTCAGGAGTTAGAGATACTGGTCAAGCGTATGAAGATGCTAATGGGAACGTTTTAACGCTTTCAGGTAAAGAAAAAAACAGACCTAACAAAATTAGTGGTTCTTTAATTACTGCGTTATTAGACCCAGTTTCTTAATTAAATAGTATTAATTTTTGAAATCCTTATTTAGATTTATTCTAAGTAAGGATTTTTTTGTATCTTTGAAGTATGACAATTCTAATAACAAAAAATAGTTTAAACATTATAGCCTTGACATTGTCAGAGTTAGAGGATGAAAGCTTAGATATTAATTGGCTATTTAGATTCACAAAAGACCAAGGCAAACAAGAAATTTTGTGCTATTTAACAGATTTAAATTCAAGCACAGCACGATATAACTTGTTCCATTTGTTAGAGGGTACGGATGCCACATTTACAAAATTGGGTGATTATACTTACCAAGTTTATCAGATGCCTGATGGTGGGTCTACAGATTATAGTTTAGGTGTTCAAGTTGAAATTGGAAAAGTAAGAGTAAAAGATAGTATTACAGTAGTGCCTAATTCGTTTAGCCCTACATTAACAGCAAATATTTATGGAGGAGAAACAATCAGTTAGTACTTATAACCATTTTAGGGAGGTTGCTATAATCGAACCAATTGAAACGGTAGCCAAAGAGGGTTGGGTAAAATGGGGAATAGACAATTTATATCCTCAATTTCTTTGGTCTTTATACGTTAACTCACCTATTCACGGAGGTATAATTAACTCTAAAAACACTTTCATTTCGGGTGCTGGTTTAAAGTATGATGGTGCGGAAAACTGGGAAGATATAAATAAAAACGGTAGGTCTAAACATACTTTGGATGAATTAGTAGAAATGTATTCACTAGACCAAGAAGTAGTTAATGGTTATTACATTCGATGTGTTTACGATGCCTTAAATGAAATGTGGCAATTAGAACATTTAGATTTTGAGTTGATGCGACCTAATGAAAACGGAACGTTATTTTATTATTCAGAAAATTGGGCGACATCTAAACAAAACGAAAAGACAAAGTTTAAAACGTACACAAGTTTTTTTAATCGTACAAGTGAAACGAAAGAATGCGTATTATTTGTCAAGGCTAAAAGTAGACAGTTTGTATTAGAAACAAAAAAACTTACTGCTGGACATTATCCTATTCCATTGTATAGCGGTGGTATTGATGCAATACTTACAGACGTTGAAATAAATTTCTTTCGATTGTCGGAGGTTGTAAACGGGTATAAAGGCGGTACACTTATAAGTTTAAATAATGGTATACCTGAAAGTGAGGAGCAAGCTGATAAGATAGTAGACGACTTAAAACTAAACGCTACAGATAAACGCAAACAAGGTGGGGTTTCAGTTACTTTCTCGGATGGTAAAGATAGAGAGCCTAGTATCGTACAATTGAACGGTAACGACTTAGACAAACGTTATGAAAGTACGGAGGTTGGACTTTCTAAAAAGATATTCATTGCTCATTCTGTAATCAATCCAAAAATGTTTGGGTACATTCAAGATAGTTCTTTATTTTCTAGTGATTTGGAGAAAGATTTTAATATATTCTCACAGACTTACATAGCTAAAAGACAAAAAAATATAGCTGATTCTTTAAACTTTGTACTTTCAGAACTTAATGGGATGACTGGTGAAATATCTTTTAACGAATATAAGCTACAAATAGAGAACCAAATAGACGAAACTAATGCAGTAAGTAAAGCGTTAAATTCAATGAGTCCATTGGTGGCAAATAAAGTGCTTTCTTCATTGACTAGTAATGAGATTAGAGCCTTAGCGAAACTTGCACCAATTGAGGGAGGTGATACAATACCAACAGAAACCGCTACATTTTCAGCTGAAGATAACGAAAGTAAAATACTAGAATTATTTTCAAGTTGTGGGCGGTCTAAAAGTGAATTTAAAATTATCAAATCTGAGGAGTTTACTAACCAAACAGATGAGGAAATAATCGAAGGCTTTTTTAAAGATAAATTTGCAGTTACAGATAATCAAAATTTAATTCTTTCGATGTTGTCAAATGGTGAAAGTTATGACGCTATTGTAAAGGCTTTGGATATGAAACCTATCGAAGTATCAAAACTAATCGTAGGGTTGCAAAGTAAAGGTTTATTAGACGGTGGTAATGTAACTGATAGAGGACTTCAAGAGATTATACAACAAGATGAAATTTCTGTAGTATATTCATACGAGAAAAGACCAAACGCTCCTGACTTAGTTAAGGGTGGAAAGTCTAGAGATTTTTGCGCTACTCTAATAAGACTAGATAAGGTTTACACACGTGAAGAAATAAACATGATAAGCACAGCAGTTGACCGTGATGTGTGGTCTTATAGAGGAGGTTGGTATCACAATCCAAACACAGACATTAATACTCCATCTTGCCGACATTTTTGGAAACAAAACGTAATTTATAAGTGATATGACAGCATTCTTAATAAACGCATACAACTTAAAGCAACTTTCTCTAATTCATGGGAATGTTGAAGATAGTATCTTAACTCCGACTATTAGAATCGTTCAAGATACAATGATTGAGCCTATAATCGGTACATCTTTATACACTAGATTGTTAGAGGGTATAGATGCAGACGACTTAAATAGCGACGAAGTACTATTAATGGATAGTTATATCACTCCATTACTAGCTATGGGGTGCAATTTAGAGGCTGTTGTAATGACTACCTATCAAATACGTAATAAATCCACTGGAATAACGTCAGATGAGTTCTTAAAGGGTGCTAGCGAAAGCGAAGTTAATAGATTACAAGATTCTTTTCGCTCTAAATTTGAACATTACAGACAAAAGTTAATTAAATATTTGAAGTATAATAGTAATTTATACCCTGAATACTACGAATATTTCTCTAATCCTGATAGTTTTTATGACTGTTTAACTGATGGAGGGGAGGGAATTAAGCCCGATTTAGGCAAGTCACGAAGTAATTTATATTTTAGATGAAAAGTACACTTAATCAAATTAATAGAGAGCTACAAGCAATTGCAGACGCTCATATTCAAGTAAACACTTACTACTGGGGCGACTTTTTGAACGCTATAAACCAAGATAGTGCGGTAACTTATCCTTTAATGTGTTGTTATGTGACTGGAAATTCACTATCTAAGAACACTATACCTGTAACTATCAACATTATTATAGCTGATAAGTTCTTTAAAACGGGTAGGCAAGGCAATTTAAACGACACAGAAAGCGATACTCTTCAAGTTGTTAGAGATATTTACCAAGTTATAAGTAAGTCGCCTAGATGGCAAAATTTAGGAAAGATAACGGGCGCAACGGCAAGTAAATTCTTAGAAAAGGGTGCAGATGAAAGTGCTGGATGGGTGTTAGCTATATCCTTTACAATGCGCGATAGTAATAGTATTTGTGATTTGCCTATGATAGGTTACGACTTTGAAGAAAGTGGAGATAATCAGGCTTGTGCTGATGTGTTAATCATAAATTCAGATTCTACGTTTGCTTATACGGCTACAAGTGGCGAAACTTATACTTTGCCCGATGAAACCTTTGATGTTTATTTCAATGCGGTGTTTAAAGAAACATTTACTTTACCTACATTAGGATGAAAAACTTTGTAAATAACCAAGCCTTTACAGATACACTTACTACATTAGCTAGTAATGATACTATTCTAGTTAGAGATTCTAGTAATAGCAAAAAAAACACAGAAATAAGTTACGGCAATTTTGTGAGTGCTATCGGTGGCGGTATTACAAATGATAATTTTATTTTCGTAAATAGTAAATCAGACCTACCTACAGCGGTTTCAAATGTAATTACATTACTAGCAAACGTAACGTATTATTTTACGACTACTGTAGACTTATTAGGTGATAGGATTGTTTGTAGTGCAAACACAGTTATATTGGGAGCAAGTTCAGAAAATTGTATATTAAAATCAACTGGTTTAAATTCATCTACTGCCTTAATTACTTCGGTTTATTCCTTGCCTATTCGTAATATAACTTTCACACACGGCACAGTTTTAAATCTTGATGGTGACGGTACGACTACGGCTTTGGATTGGTTTGGTGTGAACTTTACAGATTGTGCTACGGTTGGAACGATTAAAGACTATACCAATTTTATCATGGGTGATAGCGCTTTTTTAAATTCAGCTAACTTAACACTAGACGGTACGATTGGAACGGTAGGTATAAGTAATAGTTTATTTGATGGTCGAACGTCAAGCACAACAATTATAGTTGCATCTACGGCAAACATTACTAGACGTTTTAGAATCATTTACAGTTCATTCGTTTGTCTAAGTGGTGAAACTGCATTGAATGTTAGCAGTTCAGCTACCATTTCAGACGAAAGATACATCCTAGATACGGTAAACTTTTCGGGTGGTGGGACTTATTTAACGGGAGTAACTGAAACAAGTAATAAAGCACTATATTCGGGTTGTGTAGGTATAACAAACACGGCTGTAAACGGTCAACTTTATATGCAAAGCAACGCAACTGCAACTGTTATAAGTGCTACAAATACGTTTTATAAGGTATTAGGTACAACTACGGCTAGCGCTGATAATAGCAAGTATACAATGACTAACAACCGATTAACAAATAATGCTAATGTTAGTAGAAAATACTTAATACAATGTGTTCTTTCATTTAATTCGGGTGCTAATCATGTGTGTGAGTTTGGTTTTTATGACAGTAAGCTAGGAGCAATTAGAACTCCATCGAGAACAAAGGCAACTTCAAACGGAGGAGGTCGTGCAGAAAATGTATCATTTGCTTGTGTAGTTAGTCATTCAAACGGTGACTACTTAGAGATACATTGTAGCAATAATACTTCATCTCAAAATATTACAGTATCGGACATGAATTTTTTAATAAGTGAAATTAAATAAAAAATAATTAATATCTTTATACTCATGAGTACAATTAACATAAACATTAGTAAAGTTGATTTAGGTCTAGACCAAGTAGATAATACTTCGGATTTAAACAAGCCAATATCAACAGCTACACAAACGGCATTAGATACCAAAGTAGATAAAGTTGATGGTTCTAGACTTATTACAAGTGCTGAAATTACGTTGCTAGGTAATACAAGTGGAACGAATACGGGCGACCAAAACCTTAGCGGTCTAGCTCCATTAGCATCACCAACATTTACAGGTTTAACAACTTTAGATACATTAAAAGTTACTACGGGCAACTATATCACTCCCGTTGATGTTGTAGGTATTGATGTACTAGGCAACGTTAATCGAGTAAGTGCTTCAAATGGTCGTACTGCTTTAGGTTTGGGAAGTTTAGCAACTCAAAGTGGTACATTTAGCGGTACTTCATCAGGTACAAATACTGGCGACCAAGACTTGAGCGGTTATCAAACTACGTTAACAGCTACAAATTTAAAGACTTTAGTAGATACGTTTACAACAACAACAACGCCTATAGATGATGATGTTGTACCTATTACAGATAGTGCTGGAACTACTACAAAGAAGTTAAGATGGGTAGATATAAAATCTACTTTAGGAGCATATTTTGATACTTTTTATAAAAGAATTACTTATGCGGATACTGGCTCTGTAATATCATTTATGAACGAGGTTGTTTGGAATAGTCCATCAAGTCCATCAACTGCAAATTTAACAAACGATTTAACGGGTGCAAAAATTGGATTAGTTCAAAAGATTTACCATAACAAAGCAGTTGCTCCAACGGTGCCAGCTGGTTGGGTATTAATCGGAACGGGAACTTACACAACATCCACTTTAAATATTATCTTTGCTGAATGGGTTTCAGGAACGAGAGTAGAATATTGGATAACAAAACCAGCTTAATATGAGTTACTATCATCATTTAATAAAAAGCGCAGTAGTTCCAGCCTATCCTGCTTCTTTAAAACTATTTATTGACGCTGGAAATCCCGCTAGTTATTCAGGAAGTGGCACAACTGTGACCGATTTAATAGGCACGCAAAACGGTACATTAGTTAATGGTGTTGGATACTCTTCTAGTAATGGAGGGTACTTTACTCTTAACGGTACAAATCAATATATTGATTTAGGTTTAAACAATGCAATTAGACCAGTTTCTGCTAGAACTGTATCAATGTGGGTTAATATTTCATTAGGTTTCAGTGTTTTTTACAGCGACACAAAGGTAAGCGGTTATGAGGGTATAGATATTTTTCTTGATTCTGGTGGTATAAGATGCTCTATTGTTGGAACTTCGACTTATCAAGTTGCAAGCACTAATCCAATTGTAAATAATGTTTGGGTATATTTAACTTTAGCATTTGATGGCACAACGTTTAAAACATATTGCAATGGTGTGGAAAAAACTAGCGTAGCTCAAACTACTGTTGTTGTAAATAATAATACTGCTAATTCTTTAATAGGTACATGGGCGCAAAGTACTACTTTTCTGAATGGTAAATTTTCTCAAATAAAAATTTATAATGAAATGAGAAATGGAACGGATATATTAACAGATTTTAACGAATTTAAGGCAAGATATGGATACTAATATTTACAAAATAAGCAATGAACAAAGAGATGTTTTAGTTGATTCAATTAACGGTATTGTTGTATTTCGACCAATTAAAGATGTTAATGACAGTTATTTTATTTCAGAAGGTGAATTTAATTTAATTAATAGTTTAGAAAATTGCCCTGGTGAGTTGGTTTTCATTAAATCGTTAACATCATCTATTTACGAACCAAAACCACAAAAAAATCCTTTCGAATGAACAACATTACAATTATAGCTATCCTAGTAGGTGTTGTAGGTTTCTTTTTACGTGACTTACACACAAGACTTAAACAAGCCGAAAACGATATTAAGAAAGGGCATGACGCAACTATCGAATTGAAGAGCGAAAACAAAGAAATGAGAATTTCGCAAAACTCTGGATTTCTACATATTGAACAACTATTCGACGAGCGCTTAAAACACTTTGAAATTAAGATAGACCACATGAGTGCCAATATTAAAAGCAGTCATGATTTATTCGCAATAATTATTAAACAACAACAACAACAAGAAAAACAATGACAATAATTGAAAAAATAAAAGCAAAGACAAGTCCAAAGAATAGAAGAGATGGACGTATATTAACAGCAATTAGCGGTGCGTGTGCAACTATCTTAGGTAGTGGACTTGTGAAGAATCCAATA